GCTCTGTGGGTGAGTAACAGTTAGAGCTAGCCGCTCTTCTGCTAGCACTGCAAGAGCGTTACGTGCGAAGTAGTCTGCGTGTGAATCGCTAACGCGGATGTTAGCCTTCTCACGGTCCCAAATCTGTACGCCCTGACCGAATGCGCCAGTTAGGAACTCATTCTCTGCGATAGAAGGAGACTCAACAACTGGTAGACGCCATACGCGTGAAGCTGCACCAACAGAGACATTGGTAACTAGCATGTAGCGCTGATCAGTGCCACCGACCTTCTGAAGCTCGATGTCTTCCCAATCGTTGGGGTGTAGAACATAACCGGTTGCTGGGAATAGTGATAGAGCGGATAGAGTCTGTGCCTTACGGAGTGAATCAGACTTTAGCTCGCCAGCACCAGGGGTGTACTGAAGGATACCAGGAGTGTTGAGAATACCGCGAACGTGCTCGCCAGTACCATCACCATTTAGAAGCTCGTCATCCTCAACTAGAGCTAGACCGTAGAATAGCTGGTTGTCGATGATGGACCGAAGCTGTGGCTTGTCAGCTAGAGTGTTACGGTGGACTGCAACCCAGTGGGCGATAGTCCGAACCATTGCGCTATCAGACTCAAAGTTTAGAGCTGACTTTGGCTTTAGACCGAAGTTGTCATTACCAGGAGTACGCTCGGCAACAACTGCGGCGTTACCACGGCCACCATTAGCCATCTCAAGAACTCGGAAGAACTCGATTAGGTTGCTTGAAGTCCGGTTGACTGGGAATAGATCCCGAATCCGCTGCCGTAGCTGTGGACCCTGGACTAGAGGTAGAGTCTGACGAACGCCAGCGATACCAACAGTGCTGGTGTAAGGAGCTAGGGCGCTGTAAACGTCCTTGACCTCTGCGTTAGTAGCAACGACATCTGCGGACTGAATCTCAAAGTCCTTTGAGGACTTCTCGTTGCGATCAAACATTTCCTTTAGCTCAGCAGAATCAGCGAACTGCTCACCAAAAGTCTTGTACTGTGTTGGGCGTGAGAAGTGATTCTTCTTCTCAGCAACTTCCTCATCAAAGAGAGCCTTGATTTCCTTTAGCTCATCATCGGTGCCCATAAGATCCTTTAGCTGCTTAATGCGAGCCTTGGACTTGGCAATCTCGTTGTAGGCCTTCTCATCGATATGAACAGTGTTGCCATCGATTTGAATACCGTCGTTGGCCTGTAGGTTGGCAAGAGCATCGTTGATGTTCTTTACCTCAACGTCTACGGCTGACTTGTAATCAACAGTCATTTTGATTCCTTTTTAAAATAAGGATTGAACATTGGACTTGTTATTCATACCGCTACAAGTCAGCACTTGTCTCTGTACGATAACGACATATTTATTTTACAACAAAATGTAATTGAATATCAACTATTGAGTAGTTCTGCCCACTCAGCGGCTGAAATTGACTTAACCTCTGGCTTTTGATCAGTGTCTTCTGGCTCTTCCTCAGACTTTTCCTCGCCGCCATTAGCCTTGACGATATTATCAATCTGAACTGCAAGAGCATTTAGATCATTAGCAGTCTTTTCGTCTGGCTTGGCGTCCTTAGCCTTTGAAATACCATCAAGAGCTACAGTTGCATTGTGAACAATAGCCTCACCATCAGCGGCCTTAATTGAAGCCTCTAGAGCTAGAACTGCATTATCAATTGCGTCTACGATATTCTCATCGAAGTCGGACTCATTGATAAGAGCATCCATAGCCTTACGTAGATCAGAAGATTCAGCCTTAACTTCCTCGACTGCCTCTTCCTCACCCTTTTCTTCCTCAGATGCAGGAGCGAAAATGTTAGTAACTGTAGTGCTCTTTAGCTCTGAAACGGCAGCAGTAAGGGTCTTTAGCTCAGCTAGCACATCAGCTAGAGTCACCTGCTCCTCTTCAGTTAGAAAACCCTTCTCGCCAGCCTCACCGTCAAGCGTCTCAGGAGTATCTTCATTGCCAACTAGCTCGGCAAGCTTCTCCTTGTCATCTTCGGTTAGCATGCCATCATCAGGCTCGGTGTCAGGAATGACATCTTCATCATCCGGCTCTGCCTTAAGCTCAGTAGCGCTGATAACAGCGGCCTTAAACTCTTCATCAGTCTCAAACAGAGACTTGATTGAACTAAGCATACGGGTGCCGGACTGAGCACCGAATAGCACAGGGCTGTATTCGAACAGATCTAGGTCATCAATGTAGCGAGTCTTAGTCTTGGTGTCCTTGCGGGACTTACCTTCTGGAACGCGGTAGCCGATAGAGAACTCAGCCTCCTCATCAAAGAACATGATGTCTTCGAAAGCGTCGCGGCCACGCTGAGTCTTCAGGTTGAACTGGCTCTTGACCCACAGAGCACCGGCTTCCTTTGGCCAGTCCTTGCCGTCAGCCATCTTCTTAGGAAGACGTGGGTCGCCAGGCATGTACTCTTCAATAGCAAGAGTCTTGGCAACTGGTGCGCTCCACTCGTGATGAGCAACGCCCTTCGGCTTGCGAGTCTTTAGTGTCCGCGCATAAGCGCCTGGAACGATCACGTCATTGACATGATCCTTAATGCCAGTGATAGACACCAGAGCTTCTACGATGCCAGTCTTCTCGTCAACCTTTAGGTCAGAGACGGCAGTCTTAGCGTCTTTGTGTTCTAATTCCATAGTTGTACCTAATCGTTCCTTTAGCTTAACGTATTTATTATCTCAAATAATTGATTGAATTACTACTTCTTCTTGCGAGCGGCGTTCTTAGCCTTCAATGCAGTCCATTCAGCAAGCGCTTTAATGGCCTTAGCCTTAGTCTTTGCTGAAACTCCATCAAGGCCTGCTGCCCATCGCTTAACCCGGTTAATGGCAGTAGCGATAGCGTGACTAATGGTCATTCCGCGCCGCTCATGGAGAGCTTGGGCAATATGCTCAATATATGGAGGCAGTGAACCGGCAATCTCAACCCAGTTATCACGCTTGCCTGGTGCCCGCTCTAATGGCCGGTGGCCGTGTACTTTTGTTTCGTCCATTTGTTTCTTCCGTAAGTTTGGGTTGCCAGAAGGTTTACCCTCACGAGACAGTTTGTAAGCATCACTGTGATTTAGTCCGCGATCCCGTAACTGACGATATTTGATGAGTTCTGATTCGTTCAAAACTCCAATTGATGCACCTTGAGCCTGAGTTAGGCCGTACTGTGGCCTATTCAGTTCTCCCTTTTCAATTCGCATCCTGGCAGAATCACTGCTGTGAATAGGAATAACATCCGCTTGCCGCTCTTTCTGCTTGCCACCCGATCCACCCACCTGAGTGTTCAGCCAAGCAAAAATATCCTCAGCAGTATCTTCAGCATGGAGGGCTTCTCCACTTTGCCCACTTTCAACAATCCACTTTTCATTACCCTTGTTATCCTTGACGAAACCAACGTAATATACGTTGCCGTCTTGGTCAGCTACCTTCTCATAACCTTCACGATCATTTGGAAGCGCTACAAGAGCATCTAGTGGGTTTTGTCCATCGCGAACAATAATGGAGCCTTTTGGTTGACCAAAGCGACGCGCACCGCCGACTGTGCGGACGATACGCATCACCTTAGTTTCAGAAGTGACAATTGGATTGCCATTTACAGTCAACCAGTTTGCCATCAAGAGTCAACTCCATAGTAAACCCAGCATGAGCAAGAGCTATTATCGTCGCCGTAACCATCACATGGGTAACGTAATTGCTCGTTGCCAACGTTAAACGAATCCTTTACGGATAATTTTACACCATGAAGTTTGAAATGGTCAGGTCGATAGTGCTCATCATGTGCTGTCTGCCAGATCTTATAAGCCTTTTCACCTACGTTGAGATAAATCAGGTCGGATAGATCCTCTAGCGCTGCTGTAGTAGCAGTCTTAGCGAGGGCGATGATCCACCGGTTGCGGTCAAAGGCTTCAGGATCTAGAGTGCTCTTGATTTCCTCGATAGACTTCTGATCGTTGTCCAGAACGCTAATGTGCTTAGCAATTAGCTGAGTCTGATTACGAGCAGATTCTACGATGTAATCTACTGCACAGTCTACAATAGCCTTGATCTGATCGCTATAGTCAGCACCAAGTATGGTCTCTAAAGAGCCGAAACCTGGCTTTGGCCGGATATGACCCTCATCCTTTAGGCTGTTGGCAATATCAAAGGCGCGATCCCTAAGGTTCTTGTAGAGATAATGTGAGATATTAGACTTAATATCGTCCAACCACTCATTTTCCTCAACAATGTAGTCTGTATCTAGACTCTTTTCTGCCTTTGTCTCGCCTTCCCAATGCCGTGTACCCTTGCGGACCTTAACATGGTTGATTCGGTCAGAAACAACGTTAATTTGCCTATTTGACCATGATTCTAGGCTACCTTCAAGGAATCCGTGCATTTTGGCCCGTAGTTCCTTGTGTGGGTCGCGCATATCGATCTGCTTGACCTCGATAACGGCCTCATCAGATTTGCTAATTAACTCGTGAACACGCTCTGATACTGCACTAACTGCCCTTGGATTCACAGCAGCAGGAGTTGTGCCATTCTGGCGAGCAGAGCGGAGTGTCCTAGCGGCTTGCTGGTTGATGGACTGGCCGGTTGGAGCACCAACAGCAGCAGTTTGACCAGAAATCAAGTCATTTGTACCACCAACGACACCATCACCAATGGAGCGGCCTGGGAAGTATGGTTGGCCACCCTGACCTAGCTGTGGCTTAGGAGCCGCAACTTCAGTAAGCTGGCGCTGACGCTCGTAATAAGCTGCTACATCCTCTGGCTTGCCTACTGGAATACCATTAACCAGAATGTAGACGTTTGCGACAGGATCATCAAGTGGCGGGTGTCCGATAGCTTCAAGGTACTGGTTCTGGGTGAGTGCACCGTTGTTCCAGTCCTGCTTGATAGTATCTAGACGCTTACGCTCTTCCCGCTCAAGTACATCAATCTCGTTGTAATTGAACTTTAGAGTGATATCGTCCTTGATAGAGCCAGTGATTGGCTCTAGACCGCGAGCAATAGCCTCACAGTGTGGCTTCATGGTGTGTTTCCAGAAGCCGTTTTCTTCTGTTTCGGCGTTGTCGTAGGTGTTGTGCTCTAGGAAGGAAGATAGGTAGCTGTTGTCACCCTTGTTGATAGTGATAGCTACAGTCTGATCCACACCGATTAGCTCAACGTCGGCAACCCGATCCCAGATGAAGCCTTCTGGTAGCTCATCGGAACGATGGAAGTTGATTTCACGAGTCTTTTCGGTTGATAAGCGCTCGAAGACGGCCACTGCCTTCTCCTCATTATCACCAACAATTTCGACCTGAGATAGGAAATTGACGATATTGACCTTGCCACCGATAGAAACTACGTGATTTAGCTTGCGAGTGTTAACATATGCGTTAATTCCGAGCCGCTGAAGGATAATTTGTAGTCCAGAAGCGTATTCCTTGCTTGGAACGAACACATCAAAAGCAGTGTGCTGAGAAACCCGACCGTGGTGTGAAAATACACCAGACAGGAAGCTACGCTTAGTTTCAGCACTGGCCTTGAAAATGTAGGAAGGAATGGACTTTAGAGCCTTACCATCATCAAATGCTTGGTCAAAATCGTAATCTGGACCATCTTCGTTGCTAAAATGCAACGGAATAGCAACCTCAGTATAAGTTCCGTCACCAATCGCATCATGACGCTGGAAATTGAGGCTAATGGCGTGCATTGGAGTCCAGGAGTGCGAGTAGAAATCACGCTTGAACTTGCCACGAGCTACAGAGGTAGCCATGTAGAGAGGATGCTCACCATTTGTCTCGATTGTCCGACCAGAGAAGGTGGTTAGCCGGTAAATCGGCTCTTTCTTGGCATATTCGACGTTCGCTTCGACTGTGCGAACCTCGCCACGCCAATTCTGGATAAGCTGCACCTTCTGGCCAACTAGCTCCTGAGCCTTCTTAATGGTACCATCTGCAAGATGAACCTTTTCAGTAGCTCGTAAGCATCGACCACTGGCATTACCTAGAACTGACTCAGGCACGCCAAATGCGGCTAGAATGGTATCCTTAGCGTTTGTAATGGCCACGTCCCACTGTGCATCGCGTGGCTTACCCTGCATATCGACAACATCCATGCTGTCAGCCTCGATGATGATCGGCATACCGGCTGAAGCTGGTCCGCCCCGGAATTGATCGAGGATTTCAGCAGTAGTGTCCTGATCGGCGTCACCATTGATGGAAATAAGCATGCCAGGTCGGCCATCGTTACGAAGGAACCGCTCATTAAACTTACGAGCTAGGTAATCTGTATCAATAGCTAGACCAGCGGAAGTAATTGGTGTCATCTGACGGTAAGGGTCATCAGGACGCGGCTTGAGCATGATCCAAATAATCTCCTTCGGATCAACATCTTCAACAGTGCCGTCATGACGGGTTACCTTGAAGTGGTCCACAAACGTCTTGGGATGCGGCACAACCTCAACATCGTCAGGATTAAGGAGGTAAGCCTCTAGAATCTTATCGGTACGCTCGCCACGAGCAACTTCAACGAAGGCACCCTTGGTGGACAGAAGTAGCTGTGCGGTTAGCCGGTAACGCCAGTTGTATGAGTTCTCATGTGGGTTAGCCCAGCTATTGAGAATCTTATCAACGTTTGGTAGTTCTGTGAACTGTGAAGCGGGGTCACCCTTTTTATGAGTGTTGATGGTGACGATTGCCTGAGAGTTGGCAATAGCATCTACACACCGATAGACCCAAACAACTTGATCTAGGGCACGAGCATTGGCGAATGCGAAATCATCCCACTTAGATGAGCTAGTAGAGCCGCTAATAGTGTAATTGCCACCACCACCGAAGGCAACAGCACTGCTTCGCTTTACCTCAAGACTCTTGGTCTGGAATAAGCCATCAAGAAAACCCATTATTTACCTTACTTACCAAGGCCGAGTACGAAACCGAATACTAAAATCACTGCACCTGTTGCAATTAGTGCGATGGGCAGGCCAAAGGCGAAACCGCAACCAAGTGCTACTAATAGGATACCAAAAACAATAGCAAGAATAGAAATGAATTCCTTGCTTACGGAGATTGCTTTAGGTACAATCTGCTGCTCTTCACTCATACAATTTCACCCTCAACCACATCTGCCTTCTCTCCTAGCTCAAAAACTTGGAAACCACCAGTAAGAATAGTAATTTGAACATCTGGAGCAATATCGCGCAAAGCCTTTGCCAAAAGCTCACAATCAGAATCGTCAAAAGATGCTGGTGCAACTAGCAGCAGATTCTCTGCCTTGTCCAAATTAATACCTGTGATAATAAGCGGTTTCGTCATGATATCAATTATATCATCGCATCTGAGTATAGTTAGTAACCAGACGGACTTTTCTTTTCAGGGGCACGGCTAGCTGATTGTAAGCACCTGCTGCCGCGTCAACTTGGTCATCATGCTTACCTTCTGGGAATAGACCGCATTCGGTGATAAATGACTTATTCCAAGCCGCTTCGACCAGATAAACGTTCTTTGCCTCCACCTGAGACACCAAAGGTTGCGCTCTATCTTCCTTGCTGCCAGTGGCAACCTTAGAATTGTAGCGGAAACCAGCCAGCACTTTACGCTTCAAGTGAGAAGCTACAGTCTTACCGGCTGATCCGGGTTCCTGTTCAGAGTAGACGCGCACACCAATGCCATCTTCAATGGCTGTACGACGAACCAAACGCTCTACTTCTGGCGGAAGATACTTAACCCTCTTAACATCCTCAATCCATACCTCACCATCATAGGTCATGGACATTAGCACACCTACAGTAAAGTCAGAATGCTTTCCATCAGAGGCCGCAAAGTCCCAGAACCGAACGCGAGACTTAATATCCTTCTCATCTGGTCTGCGCTTCTTGATAATAAAGTCAGACGGCTTGAAGAGGTTGCCCTGCTCTAAGATTTCCCAGTCGCCGTTCAAGTAACGCTCACGGTCCACGATGGACAGGTTAGAAAGAGTAGCCATATACTCTTCTTGGTTAAGGCTTGGGTTATCACGGATAGTTGATGGAATGTAGGCGCGATGCTTACGTTGCTCTAACTCCTCTTCATCGTGCTTCTCTGGGTCTGGCGGATCAATGAACCGCTCCTTGAAGAACTCGTGAGATAGACCGCCAGGGTTTGCTGTGGCAATCACCTGTAGTGGCAACGAGAAGATATCAATGCCGTCCTTCGGTGACGGTTTGTACTCTTCTAGCGCACGAGTGTCAGGAAGCGGGGTGTTACATGCATCCTTCTGTTCCATGGTGTGAATGAAGGTGCCATCAACGTTCGTGAGGTACTTCTTACAAATATCGCACGGCACATTAGGCTTACGGAGACGAGAGAAGGCCCACGTGTAAACTTCTGGCTCGAACATCGTAGCCTCATCGAATCCGATGAACTGGTATTCTGCACCTTGGTAGTTGTACTTGTCAGCTTCACGGTGAATGTGACCAAATCGGATAACTGCACCAGATGGGAATTCCCATGTCATGCCACGTTCCTTGGGTTTGACGTTCTTTCCGGCCATCCAACCCTTGAACCGGTCAAGGATAGCGCCAGACTCAATCAACTGCTTATACGTACGACGGAAAAGAATGGCTGAATAGCCTGGAACGTCTACATACCGTAGTGCTGCCATCAAAAGGAAGTCAGACTTACCACCACCGGCTGCACCACCGAACAGCAACTCCTTGGCTGGCATGGTCAAGGCGATTTGCTGAGCCGGGTGAGGAACGTGAACCGCATATTCGTCAAGGATGCGTGGCTGCATCAAATAATTGAGTTCTAGCAACTCTTCAGAGATTGGCTCAGTTTCGGCCATCTTAATCCTTCTTCTTAGAAATAACTGTGGTTTTCTTGTTAGGATGCTCGTATTCGTACTTGATGTGCGGGGTATCGTCGTGATTCTTCCACCACAGCGCTGCTGCGTCGTCCCATGACAGATAACCCTCCACTACGATACGGTCACTCTGCTTCTTCGGAAGCTTGAACTTCTTCTCTACCATCTGTAATCTCCCTTACCTCTCCATCTACAATGTCACCTTTGATTGTACTTCTCATACCACCAGGAAGTACCATGTTTTCGTTGGTGAGAATACGCTGTAGCGCGGCTAGGCGAGCAGGATCTACCTTCTGTAGTTCCTGAGTTACAGTAGTGTTGGTCTGGGTGACGATGTTGACCTGTTGATGAACTGCTGGCTCATCATCCTTAATGCCGAGAGCCTTGCGGCCAACTTCGTTGAACAAGGCGTAGGCCTTAGCAATGGACTCGATTCCAGATGGTGAGACAAAGGGCTTCAAATCATCCTTGTGGATGTCATCGCCACTCATCACCTTATCAATCAGCCCAATAACGCGTAACTCATCAATCTCCATCAACTTCGCATAGTTGTCTAGCTGTTTACGCATCAAGCCTTGAGCAAACGAGGCATCCTCTGCTGCCTGAGCATCAAA